AAAAAGCACAAAATACAAGGCCCTGTATTTTGAAACACTACTAACAGACTACGGTGCGCTATATGACAAATTACCTATAAGTGCATTTGTATGGAAAACAGATCACGGAGAATTACTTCCTTTGGATGTTTTACAGTTATGGGATTGTTTCGATTATGATATCACAGTAGTGCAAAAACCTTTGCTGTCAAGATGCGAATTCTTTGGCAAAGATAGACGTATGCACACAGGTGAATACGAATTTACCATAGACAATGCACACAGAGATCATTCCTATATTGATACAAACTTTTCAGAGCATGATCCAGAACACAAATCATTCAATGTAATACGTCTTGATAATGGGCAATTTGCCGCACAACCAAACAATAGAGTGATTTGGCGTGACAGCAGTTTAACACCCGAAAAGCTACTCACACCAGATTTCAAAGTATGTACCCAAAATTATGCTGTTGAAACTGAACCCAAATGGTCTGTAGGACACACAGACGAATGGCAATATAAAACCAAAGACGAAGAAAAAAACAGTTGACATTGCCTAAATAATCCTATATAATATACATAAATTAAGGAGAATCACATGAGTGACCGTGTATACGGCCCTGAAGAAAAGGCCAAACTAGAGCGTCTTGTAAATGAAGGCGTCACTGTATTACAAGAAGTTGAAGATTTACAAACAGGTCTTAAAGATACAGTGAAAGCAGTTGCAGAAGAACTTGACATAAAACCAAGTATGATTAACAAAGCTATTAAAATCGCCCAAAAAGGTGATTGGTCAAGAGTTGCTGAAGAATTTGATGACTTAGAAACATTAGTTGTCACAGTTGGCAAGGACAAATAGTTTGAAAAAAATAAAAGAATTTTGGGTGAACAGCTATACGTCAGATAAAATTGCATTTTCATTTGAACTAGTAAGTTTTATTTTTACAGTTGGTGCAAGTTTGACACTTGCTTTAACTGCACTTGATCCAAACATGCTAGTTGTTTACCCTGGATTTTTTGTAGGTAGTATTACCCAATGTTATGCAGCCTATCGAAGAGGAGCCGCTTGGGTTATGTTGCTAACATTTTATTTTGCATGCATAAATGTATTCGGATATGGAGTTGCAGCTCAATGGTGGTAAAACCCTATCAATGGCTTGCATGGTTAGGTACAACAATTCTTTTGTTGGCCGCAACTCTTGCTGCTTTTAATATTCATCCATACTATATATGGTCATTTATAATTGCTAACAGTATATGGGTGTTAGTAGGTATACTGTGGAAAGAAAAAAGTTTAGTTGTCCTCAACGCAGGACTAACCATAATTTATATTGCAGGATTAATCCTGTAATAAGTATTAGTACGCCCAAAACTATTGTCGGGCATGTAGAAGGTTAAGTTGGCCATAAGCAACGAAGGAGAAACATGAGCTACGTCGATGCATACTTTGACAGAGATTCTGATATCATCAGAACAGTAGAACGCCGAGATGGCAAAAGACACTATACAGAATATCCTGTAAAATACACTTTCTATTATGAAGATCCAAGAGGCAAACATAAAAGTGTCTATGGTGATCCACTCACACGTATTGTTTGTAAGAATACAAAAGATTTCCGAAAAGAATTAGCAATTAATAAAAATAAAAAATTATTCGAAAGTGATATTAATCCTATCTTTCAATGTTTGAGTGAAAACTATCTCAATCAAGATGCTCCTAAACTAAACATTGCGTTTTTCGATATTGAAACAGACTTTGATCCGGAGAGAGGCTTTGCTGATCCAAGTGATCCGTTTATGCCAATTACTGCTATTACTGTGCATTTACAATGGATGGATGCACTGATAACACTTGCACTTCCTCCTAAGACACTAACTATGGAACAAGCAAAAGAAGAAGTAAAAGAATGGGGCAATGAATGTATTCTCTTTGAAAATGAAGGTGACATGCTTCAAGCATTCCTTGATCTAATTGAAGATAGTGACATCTTGACAGGTTGGAACAGTGAAGGTTATGATATTCCGTATACTGTTAATCGTGTAAGTCGTGTACTAAGCAAAGATGACACAAGACGTTTTTGTTTGTGGAAACAACTTCCTAAGAAACGTGAATATGAAAAGTATGGGAAATCAGCTGAAACCTATGACCTAGTAGGCAGAGTGCATTTAGATAGTTTGGAATTATATCGTAAATACACATATGAAGAAAGACACACATATAGGCTTGATGCTATTGGAGAACTTGAAGTTGGCGAAAAGAAAACTGTATACGAAGGTACACTTGATCAACTTTATAACAATGACTTCAGAACGTTTATCGAATACAACCGACAAGACGTTGCACTACTGGACAAGCTGGACAAAAAACTAAGATTTATTGATCTTAGTAATGAACTTGCTCACGCAAATACTGTTTTGCTACAGACTACTATGGGTGCTGTTGCTGTGACAGAACAAGCAATTATCAACGAAGCACATCACAGAGGACTACAAGTTCCTAATCGTCCAAAGCGTGACGATGAAAACACAGCGGCCGCTGGTGCGTATGTTGCGTTTCCAAAAGTAGGTGTGCATAAGTGGATTGGATCAATGGACTTAAACAGTCTATATCCTAGTGTTATTAGAGCTCTTAACATGGCTCCAGAAACTATTGTAGGACAGTTGCGTCCAGAGATTACAGAAGCTCGAGTACACGAAGATATGAACTTGAAGAAGAAATCTTTTGCAGGTTCATGGGAAGGCCGTTTTGGCACAGAAGAATACGAAGCAGTTATGGCCTGTAGAAAAGATGTAGCACTTACTGTTGATTGGGAAAATGGCAAATCAGATACTATGAGTGCCGCAGAAATCTACAAATTAATATTTGATAGTAATACTCCTTGGATGCTAAGTTCAAATGGTACTATTTTTACACATGAATTTGAAGGTGTTATTCCGGGTATTCTAAAACGTTGGTATGCTGAACGTAAAGAATTACAAGGTATGCTTAAAAAAGCAAAAGAAGCAGGTAATGATACTGAAATTGTTTTTTGGGATAAAAGACAGTTAGTTAAAAAAATTAACTTGAACAGTTTGTATGGTGCTATTCTAAATCCAGGCTGTAGATTCTTTGATAAACGTATCGGACAATCAACTACACTAAGTGGTAGAACCATTGTTAAACACATGAGTGCTGAAGTAAACAAGGTTATTACAGGTGAATATGATCACGTAGGTAAAGCAGTTATATACGGAGATACTGACTCTGTGTATTTTAGTGCCTATCCTATATTGAAAGAACAAATTGACAAAGGTCAAATACCATGGACTAAAGAAAACGTAATTACATTATATGATCAGGTTGCAGAAGAAGCCAATACCACTTTTGAAAAGTTTATGGCAAAGGCATTTCACTGTCCTAAGAGTCGTGCAGAAGTAATTGCTGCAGGTAGAGAAATTGTTGCTGAGTCAGGCTTGTTTATTACTAAAAAACGTTATGCGGCATTGGTATATGATATTGAAGGATTTCGTACAGACACAGAAGGTAATCCAGGTAAGGTAAAAGCAATGGGCCTTGACTTGAGACGTTCAGATACTCCTGTGTTTATGCAAGAGTTTTTAAGTGAACTACTGCTTATGGTACTTAAAGGTCAAGAAGAAAAAGATATTCTTGAACGTATTACGGAGTTTAGAAGAGAATTTAAAGAACGTCCAGGTTGGGAAAAAGGTTCACCCAAACGTGCAAATAAAATTGGACATTATCAGCGTCTTGAACAAAAACAAGGTAAAGCAAACATGCCTGGACACGTTCGAGCAAGCATTAATTGGAATACACTCAAGCGTATGAACGGTGACAAGTATTCGCAAGAGATTGTTGATGGTATGAAAGTTATTGTATGCAAACTCAAACAGAATCCATTAGGCTATACTAGTGTTGCGTACCCTACAGATGAACTACGTATACCTGATTGGTTTAAGGAATTACCATTTGATGGCGATGCCATGGAAGGTACTATTATTGACAACAAACTAGATAACTTAATTGGTGTGTTGAAATATGATCTTGAAGACACAAAACAAAACAACACGTTTAATAGTTTGTTTGATTTTGGAGATGAGTAATGAATCATTTTTTGTTTGATGTAGACGGTACACTTACACCTAGTAGAAAAAAAATAAATCCTCAGTTTGCACTTTGGTTCCTGTACTTTGCACAAAATAATAATGTAAGTCTTGTGACAGGTAGTGACAATCCTAAAACACTAGAACAAATTGGTCCTGAGATTTGTATGAGTGTAAACAAGATCTATAACTGCAACGGGAACGATGTTTGGCAAAAACAAAAAAGTATATACACCAATCCTTGGAAAATTAGTAAAGATTTAAGAGCATTTCTTGAACAAGAATTAGAGACTAGTGATTATAACACTAGAACAGGAAAACATATTGAAGAAAGACCTGGTATGGTTAACTTTAGTATTGTAGGTAGAAATGCAGATAAGGTACAACGCAAAGACTATTTCTATTATGATATAGAAAGTGACGAAAGAATACACATTGCAGAAAGAATAAACAAGGCATTTCCTGAAGTTAGTGCAGTTGTAGGTGGTGAAACAGGAATCGATATTATTGCAAAAGGAAAAGATAAAAGGCAAGTATTAGATGATATTGCAGAAGATAGAATCTTTTTCTTTGGTGATAGAATGGATCCAGATGGTAATGACTTTAGTTTGGCATATGCTGTAAAAGAAGCAGGCGGCGTTGCTAAACAAGTGAAAAGTTGGCGAGACACTAAAGAAATATTAGAAAACTTTAGGCAAAGAGGAATAGCAAAATGATTTCTGTTCCTGGCTGGATAACAAAAGACCAATGCGAATTCCATCTGAAGTTTATAGAAAAGAAAAACGGAAGAATTTTAGAAGTTGGAGCATTTGGCGGAAGATTATTTAATTATTTGCAACCAGTGTTTCCTGGTTGGAGATATCATGCTGTAAATGCCTGGACTGAACACAAAACATATATTCCTGCAGATTCTGATGAAATATATCGCTTGGATACAAATGTTAAAAATCCATTAGAAAAAAACTTGATGACTATTAAAAAGTTTAAAAAAAATTGTCCATATGCAAAAGCTAAAGACTGCCTTTTTGAAAAATACACTACAACTCATAAATTTGATATTGTATCTATGGGTCAAATAAACCGCGATATAAATTGGTATGAACAATACACACACGCTTTAACATTTTTGCAACCAAAAGGTATTATTATTGCAAGGAATTTAAGCCATCCAAATCAAGGACAAGAAATTAGAAAAGCAATAAAAGAAAGTGGATTAAAAATTTTAGAAATAGATAATAGTAGGACACAAGCAGCTTGTATGTTAGGAGGTTAAAATGAAATATGGAGCATGGGACATTGGAGGAGAAGTCGTTAAGCAGGATGATAGGTATACTGTCAAAGACAACACTACTCTAAATAATCTAGTTGTAAGTTCAACTAAGCTAAATCCAAACAGAAGCACAACAGGACATCGTCATGCAGGTCAAGAAGAAGTTTATGTTTTTACAAAAGGCAAAGGTCAAATGGAACTCGATCATGAAATATTGGATGTGTGCGAAGGTGACACAGTTTTGATCAAAGATAATGTGTTCCACAAAGTGCATAACAACAGCGACTTTATGTTAGAATTTATTTGTGTGTTTGACGGAAGGAGAACACATTGAAAGTAGGATTTACTTGTTCAACTTTTGACTTATTACACGCAGGACATGTAATAATGTTGCGTGAAGCAAAAGGACAATGTGATTATCTTATATGTGGATTGCAAGTTGATCCTAGCATAGACAGAGCTGAAAAGAATGCTCCTGTGCAAACTATTGTTGAACGCTATACACAATTAAAAGGTGTCGAGTATGTAGATGAAATTGTTCCGTACGGCACTGAAAAAGATCTAGAAGATATTCTAAGTATGTATCCTATTGATGTACGCATACTAGGAGAAGAATATAGAGACAAAGATTTTACAGGAAAAGATATTTGCCGTAAACGCGATATAGAACTACACTTTAACAAAAGAGAACATCGTTTTAGTTCTAGCGATTTAAGAAAAAGAGTATGCGAAAAATGAAAATTTTGTTGACAGGACATAGAGGATTTATAGGAAGTCATTTGTTAAAACGTTTGACCAAAAATCACAGTGTTGTAGGTATAGATTTAAAAGATGGATGGGATAGAGATAATATAAACAATAGTCAAGACCTTTTGACTTGTGAATTACGTGAAGAATTTGATCTTATAATTCACTTAGCTGGTAAAAGTGGTGTAAGAGAAAGTATGAAGGATCCTGCAGGCTATTGGAATAATAATGTAGAAGCAAGCAAAAGATTATTTGACAGGTATAGTAATACAAGAATACTTTATGCAAGTTCGAGTAGTGTGTATGAACCACATCTAAATCCTTACGCTGCCAGCAAATACATAATGGAGGAAGCTGCTGCAATACATCCTTATACTTTAGGTATGAGATTCCATACAGTTTACAGTGACACTCCTAGAGAGAATATGTTTCTATCAAAATTTTTTAATAACAAGTTAGAATATGTCACAAATCATTATAGAGATTTTATACATATTGAAGATTTATGTGATGCAATCGAACTTTGTTTAAAAAGCAAGTATACAGGCACTATTGATATAGGGACAGGACATCCATTTCGTATCCGTGACTTTGCACCAAACTTACCCATCCGCCTAAATACACCATATGAACGACAATGGACTTGTGCAAATATGGAAAAAATCAAGACTTTAGGCTTTAAACCTAAATATAGTATTGAAAAATACTTGACAAAATCTTATCAAGATAATATAATAGATATAACAATAGGAGAACACTAATGAAAGATATCTTACAAGACGTAGTCGCACACACACATGCACTTGGCTTTCTCAGCCTTGTAAAAGTTAATGGCGAAGATACTACAACAATTGAATCTATGGCTGAAGACAGGTCAGTGATTCTTACAGCAACTACACAATCTAAAGTTGCAGATGGAACATTTGGTATGCCTAACTTAGACAAGTTAGCATTACATTTAAAAAATCCAGAATATCAAAAAGATGCAAAGATTGATGTTGTCAATCAAGAACGCAACGGTGAAAATGTTCCGACACACATTCATTTTGAAAACGCTACAGGTGATTTCCAGAATGATTATCGTTTTATGAACAAGCAGATTATTGAAGAAAAACTTAAAAGCGTAAAGTTTAAAGGTGCAAGTTGGGACGTTTCATTTTCGCCAAGCGTGGCCGCAATTGGTCGTATGAAACTACAGAGTGCGGCGCACTCTGAAGAGCCTACATTTAATGTAAAAACTGACAATGGTGATCTTGTGTTTAGTTTCGGTGATGCAAGCACACACGCAGGTTCGTTTGTATTCGAAGCAGGCATTGAAGGTTCACTAAAACACACTTGGGCTTGGCCAGTAGCACAAACACAGAGTATTCTAAGTCTTGATGGTGATATTAAG